GGAAGCTGCGTTGCTTCTCTATCTACGTCCCTAACTAAGGTCAGTGAATAAATTCACCTTTTCTGACAGCGTTGATGCTCTCCTATCCCACATCTAAGGGCCTAAGCTTGCAATCTACGCAGCAAACAGTTTCGAATATCGCATCAGAAAACTCAAATATCCGCTTTGATATTCCAGTACCGCATCCGACCACTTCTTCATTTTGAACATATTGTCTTCAAGAAATTTGTCTACATGTATGAGGTCCCTCATGCCCAAAGGAAACGCCAATATGTATGAGTAGACTATCAACTCTGGACTCAGTAGTGGGTTCTTATCGTAAGGTCTAAATCTTTCAGGAAAGATTAGTTTACTCCACAACTCTTTCGGTTCACGCCACGCTCCATTAGTTCGCCACACTCTGGATAGGAACTCTGGATCTTCATCCTTTGTTCCATGACTACATTTGTCTGGGTGACAAGTTATGCCGAAGTTTCGCTTAAGATAGCCTGCGACATCTTCGATATCAAAGGAAGTTGGTATGAATAACAGATTATCATCACCGCAAATAATACATGTAAATTCAAAGCCTTCCTTGATATGCTCTGCATATGTTGTAATCATAATCAAATTACAGATAGTATCTATAATCTGCGTGAACATAGAACCTGATGGTACTCCATTGTGAGCTTCAATGAGACTACCACTTGGTCCAACAAACTTCTTATTTATGAAGTCGTTTACAATAATGTCCCATAACCAACGATAACGATTTCGATTTCCTCCTCTCGCGAATGTGCCCCAAAGTAACTCGAACGCATCCTCGATTAACCAAGCTGGTATGCTTTGGTCATAATGTGAGTAGTCCAACGAAATCCAATACTTATTACGCTGTCTCGCATTATTAATACGATTCAACAACTCCCCAGGGTCCTTCCCTCCTGCATAGAAAGGTAGACTTCCAAGATAAGTTTGGACTGGTTTAGCAAACATCAATTCAGCGAGAATCTGGTATAAATCAACCATAGACACTAATCTCACTTTATGCTTGCAAGTACCTGTTCTTTCACCATCATCATATGCCCCTGAACATTGTAGACGAAATCCAGGTAGAATAGGTTTATTGAAAGAACCAATTTCTTTGGCCATGGCAAGTTCTTTTTGGAACTCGTCGTACATCACTCCAATATAATCACCCTTATACTTTAAGCCAGTTTTAATGTACTCAAAGCCAGCGTGAGTGTCGAGTTTCGGAAGTGCATCTATGATATCCTGTTCACTGTTATACTCATAGACATTTAACCCTCCAAACACTGGTTTCAGTTGTTTGGCTACTCTTTTCAGAGCTCGCTTGTAGTTTTTGTTCCATCTAAAAGACGGTACATGGACTTCTCCAATTGTTTCATCCCCTTTGAATCTTTCGATTTGTTCAAGAAGTGGTCCATCGCTGAACACACAACCGTACTCTATTGAGTTCAAGTACGTCAACTCCTCTAATAGTTTCTCTGGTGATAGAGCGTAGTGTAATACTACGTCCCTTACTCTGTCATCAAACGGCGCAACAGCGTTAGAAGATTTCTTAGGAAATTTAGAGCTCGCAAACGCACGGAGTCGTTTTGTTTGCTCAACGCCAAGTCCGCTTAATTCAGCCATTTTGTAGCAGTTCGTTGTCGACTTCATGTTGACGACCTCCCTTCTGGCGCACCACTACAGTGTCGCACTTATTTTCTGACCTTTTCAGGCACTCTGTATAAGCGCGGTCATCCCAGGAAGAATATCTCCC